GGGCGAAGGTGCTTTATATTCAGGTGTCGTCCTTCTGCGTGAAGGTGGCCCGAATGGCCGCGTATTGCTACATCCGGTCACTGGTGGCGTGGTTGATCCAACTAGACCTGATTGGGACAAAATTATCGGAGCTACGTTACCCGGTAGCGAAGCGATCGCGTTGTTCTATCCCAATAAAGGCCCGGGTAGTTACGGCGACAATATCGCGATCGATATTGTCACGGCAGCATTGTCGCAGCCGCAAATCGTTAGCACTGCGTCTACGGAAACAGGTGGCAGCTTACAAGCCGCAACGTATCAATATCAAGTATCGCAGGTTGGGGCTGGCGGCAAGGAAACATTGGCGTCAAATGCCGCCGTTGTGACGCTTGCCGGATCACAAGTTGCTGGCACAGTTACGCTGAATTTCAGCTACGATCCAAAGGCACTCGGTTACAACATCTATGGCCGCACCGCAGCCGGAGTGGGCTTGATTACAACGATCGGTCAAGTTGATCCAGCAACTGTTGTATATGTCCCGGACCCGAACGACCAAACCAAGACGATCGCGTGCGTAAGCTGGACAGATGACGGCACTGCAAACGTAGACACGACACAGCTTCCTATAACGTCTGCCGCTGATCCACGCTACCTGCAATCGCCTCAAACCTTCGGTGTTGACGTTTACGACCTGACACAGAGCACCAACTATCCAGTGGAATCGTTTAACGTTTCGTTCTACGACAATACTGATAGTACCGGTATGGAAACGGAATTGGCGCAGCGCATTAATCCGTTTTCGCAGTATATTCAAGTCACGTCAAACGTCGATGCGTTTGCACCTGCTATTATCGCGCCTCCGGGCAACAGTGTTGCATTGACTGCGATGGCCGGGGGTGATTCTGGCAAGATACCGCTATCGAGCCAGATTGCCGGGGCATGGCAGACATTCGCAAATAAACAGTTGTACGGTGTGAATATCCTGCTGAATTCTGGACACGCTTATCCAGATGTACAGCTAGCCATGGATACGCTTGCGCAGCAACGTGGTGATTGCGTAGCCTTATTGGATATTCCGTACAACCAACAACAGTTCCAACAGGCGATTAACTACCGTCGTCTGGACCTGAATCTGAATTCGACATATTCGGCGATCTTTACGTCGGATGTGCTGGAAGCGGATACGATCAATGGTAAGCAGCAATATGTCCCATTCTCGGGTTGGGCTGCTGCACTGTGCGCACGTACGGATCGCGTAGCGAATCCGTCGTTCTCGATCGCAGGTTTGAATCGCGGTATCGTGAATGTTTTGCGCACACGTTATACCTACGACCAAGGTCAGATGGACGCGTTGTTCCAAGCACAAGTGAACTATACACAGACATTTATTGGTCAGGGTATTGCATTGTGGGAACAGCAAACACTGGCCGCGCAAATGTCCGCGCTGTCTTGGTTGTCTGTTCGTCGTATCGTGAACGTAATCAAGGTTGCGCTGTATCAGTTCTTGTTGTATTCGCTACAAGAACCGAACGACGATTTCCTTGGTCGTCAGATTGTCGCGTCGTGTTCGGATTATCTGCAATCGATCCAGAACGCGCGCGGTATTTCGTCATTCACGGTTATTTCGGATGCATCGAACAACACCGCGCAGGACTTCAATAGTGGTATTCGCAACGTGACGGTGATCATCGTTCCGGTTATCCCGACGCATATTATCAACCTGCAAGTGGTGATTTCCAAGCAAGGCGTTAGCTTTACTGAAGCGCTTTCGCAGGTAAATCCGGGCTGATAAATACCCGAATTTAATAGGGAGACGGGGACAAATTGTCCCCGCACCAGAAAGGGTGAAATCATGATCGAATTGAATGCAGAAGCGCGCCTCATGATGGCAGGTAACGAAATCATTGCGCCTTCGGAATCATTTCGCGGCGAAAATCGAACCGACCTGAGCGAACGTCAGGGGCAATCCTTTAAAAAACGCGCAGAAAAATCACAAGGTGTTAAACCGAAAAAGATCAAAAGCGCGAGCACGTTAAAGGATGTTTCACCCGTTGATACCGCAGACGTGATGTATGCCGTTAGATCGACTGGCGCTCAAACAAAGCTGTGTGCGCATTTTCGCTTATTGGCTGATCGTTTGATGACGGAAGATGACCCGTTGACGACGCAGATGGAAGATGCAAGTTCGACAAGCGTTGCCGAAAACCCATTTCCAGTAGAGGAAGATTACGGTCTACCGACGCGAGAAGAAGCGGAATCTACACACGAAGAGAATACGTTTGTTGAAGTCGATGGAACATCGACACATGGTCCGGGCATGACACTTGAATCCGCGCCGTCCTCAGATATTGAAGCGATCTTTGCCGATTCAACGCATGAAGAAAACACATGTATTGAAGCGGACTCTACGCACATGGATGACACCTATTGCGCGCGTTCAACGCACGGGATGGATAAGCATCGGCTGGTCGAACAAAAGCGTGAAAAGGCCGATGCGACGCACGGAGGAAATACCGCGTGGGACCGTCTGATTGAAGCGGTCGACCCGGGTTCAACAGCGATGGACGGTGTTTTGCCCCAAACGCGAATTGTCGGACCGGATATCGATGAGAATTATTTGAATGTACGGGGGAAGGATGAAACAACCGCAGACACCAATCCGGACATGTTCGGGAACGCAACACAGCCGTTACCCGGTATCGGCGGCTGAAAGACTGATCGCGACGTATGCGACGGAACATAAAGACAAAGTCGAAAGCCTCTTTGAAAAGTTAATCAAAAAGGTTCCGGCCAAACTCAACAAAATCGACTATTCCATCGGCATTACTTGTGAAACGCCGCGTGTGATCCGAGTGATGGACATGCTCGGTTTCGGCCGACAAAAACGGAATGATCGCATTCTTTTCGAAAACGGCAGCGCGACATTCGAATTGCGAGAGCCGCGTGACGGATGGAATCCTGTCCTCTATCTTCTTAAATAATAAGGATCAAATCATGATCGATTCAAATGCTATTCGCGTATTTCCGTTGTCTACGCCCTACTGGATGGTGAAATCAGACGGTTCAGGACTGCAGACAAACGTGCTTTTTGCGTCTTGGTATAACACCCTAGGCGCGGACGAAGATACAGCCGTAATGTATATCGAACAGAATCATCCGAAAAACGGCCTATGGATTAAGACGGGCTACAGTGTTCCCGCGATCAAGCTCGTTCCCTACGAATACATTAATCGGTTGATGGTTGCCGGTGGCGTGATGATTATTGCTGGCACGTTGACGGGCGCTTATACCGTTACGGCTGCAAGTGGCAATCAAACGCAATACGTATTTAAAAACGGCAACCTTGTCGCAAGCGCAGTCACGTCAATTCCAGCAGATGATCCGAATGTTTGGGCGATTGTGAACATTGCTGACAAAGTGGCTTAATTGGAGTAAATATGGCCCGCACATCTTTATACGATATTTCGGCCGTTGCTGATCCGGCACAGTCTTGGAACTTTGACCTTTTTCTGCCAACTATTCCCGGTTCATCTGATACGCGAGCGCTGACGTGGAAGTGCATGACGACCGCGCTTCCGGGCTTCAATCTTGATCGTGTAGTCGCTCCGCTGCACGGAATGGAACTGGTCTATGCTGGTCGAAAGACATTCAGCCATTCATTTACATCGACATTCATGGAAGCGGCTGATTGGTCCACGCGTTCGCAGTTCTACGCATGGTCTGAACTTACGCGTTCATGGATTAACAACAGCGGTTCGTTTGCATCCGCCTACAAAGTGAATGGCGATCTTGTCGTTTACAACGATCTTCCACAAGTCGCGCGTACGATTCGATGCGTCGGTATGTGGCCTGCTGAGGTGTCGGACGTAGAATTGGATGGTTCGGCGTCGAATCTGGTTACGCTATCGATCACGTGGAGTTTCGACTACGTATACGATATTTAATTTGATAGGAGTAAGTATGACTCCGATCAAACTGAACGCAGCGGCGCGATTGGTGATAGCAGAAGGCGAATGGTTCGATGCTCTTACTGATGAAATGAAAAAGCAATACATCGAAGAGCATCCCGATTCAAAATATGCTAAGGGCTATCGACTATCGCGCCCCGGCGAACCGCCAAAATTTCAAAATCAAACACCGCAACTTCCTGCGCCTTCCAAACCTGACGCCAAGCCGTTAAAACTTGATGAACGCACGGAACAAGCGCTCCGGCGTTTACCAAAAGAGGCGCAGAAATTCATCAAAACAGGCGGCACTAAACCGCGTTCAAAGGCGCGTAAGCAATCCGCAGCACAGGTCAGAGCAGCGGCTCCGAAGCTGGCGCGCGGTATTGTGAAAGATAGTCTCGGCGTTGTATCCAGTCTGGCTGCTATTGGTCGCGTGTTGGACCTCAAGCCGAGTGAAGGCGATTTTAAGAAAGCCGCGTCGTTAGTTGGTACGATCCTCGGAACAGGCGTCATGATGGCCGCGCTTGGCGCGAGCGGTCCGGTTGGGTTTTTGGCATTTATGGCAGTTAAACACGTCGCTGCGCCGCAACTCTTTGGCATCGTAAAAGATGCACTTGGAGGCAATGAACCGCCAAAGAAAAAGAAAAAGCCTGCCGAAGAATATGAACCTCACCCGGACGATGAAATATTCGATCAAGAGGATGAAGGCGGCGAATATGGCTATTGGGAAAAAGGCAAGTGGCATCCTCAAACCAAAGAGGAATGGGAGCGGGACTATGAAATGCGCGGTCCCGGCAGTATCGAGGATATCTTCCCGAAAAGGCAGCAACACGCAGCACTTCGTCTGTCTGCTTCCCTTGTAACTGCCACAGATGAGGAACAGCAAGTAACGGACTTG